TAAGTCAGGCTTCGCAGTTTCAATCTATGTTCTGACGGTGGTAGCCGATGAATCTTGTTGTCTCTACCGCTAACAATTTCTGTCGGCCGGAGCAGAGGCAAGTTCTTTAGCCAGAGGCATGTTGATTTAGTTTCTCCATGTCCAAACATCCACGGTTGGATGATCTGGTCTGGTTTCTTGATACGGGACGAGATTATGCTTATCGGATTCTCAATGGCTATCTGTTCTATAGGAGCATCCATGAGACGCTGAACGAATTCCAACGCTTCAGCTTGCTCCTCCTGCTTCTTGTGGAACCACCGTGCTCCACTGACAGCAAGATGTGTGCAGGGCGGGTGTGCAACCATCAGATCCCAACCATCATTTATGATGTCAAAGACATCGCCTTGATAGTGCGGACCAGGGCTGTCCGTTGGTAACAAGTCGCAGGATATCGCATCACATCCATTCCGAATAAACGCATCTCGTACTCTGCCTGAGAATTCACAGGCAACTAGTACACGTTTAGACAAGGTCAATCAGTTCAGGTTCAAAATAGTTAGGGCCTTTGAGAATCTTTCCATCCTCACGGCGGATAGGCTTGCCGTCTTCACCGAGCTTGCTCATGTTGCTTGCATGCACTCGGTTGAATGCACTCTGAATATCCCAGCCAAATGCAGCAGCACGTTGAAAGACGACATACAGAAGATCCACATCTTCTTTCAACAGGTGAGCCCGTGCCCGTTTATTGGTGATATCTTTCTTCAGATCCAGATATGCATGAGCAACTTCGAGGTGTTCCTCATCGATCAAACTCTGCTGCAGATTCAAAGAGGAAGTCGTCAGACCGAGCGGCAGCTCGAACTTGCTCCTGAACTCGTATGCTGCTGTTTCGTAGAAACTCACGTTCGTTTTCAAGGTAGTGGATTGCTTTGTCGAGATCTGCGAGTGCATCGTCTTTGTGTCCAGCACGGCAGATGTATTTGATTGCATTGCCTAGATGATAATTGAGTTGTTGGTCACGGATGAAATCCCAGACCTCTATGCTTCCGCGTTTGTAGTAGTTGGGGCCTTTGGCATGGGCCATTGTTTTACTAAGTTAGAAACGGTGTTTGAAAGAACAAAGTTCTGATGTTGCAGCGCAAGGAAGACGGTAATGATGTCTTCCTTTCGTGCCTCAGGCAGCAGATCCTGCAAGCGTCTCAGCTTGAACTGTTGCTCCATTGTCAGCTCCATCACTGGGGCTGGGGGTCCAAAGGATGGGGGCGTTTGCGTCACGGTCGAAGTTCTCGTATTGAAGGATTTTGGCAAGCCGTGCATTAAGAAGAGCATCATCACCAGTCAGTCCTTTCTCTTCAAAGGTTTCAACAACGGTGTCCCAGGTCCATCCCTTCTTTTCAAACAAAGCCACAGCTCGTTTGATACCAATCCCAGGTACACCTGCATAACCATCGGTCTGGTCACCGCTCATTGTCTGAATCAGGTGCCATTGATCCCCCATCTCCTTGGTGATTTCGGTCACAGGATTTGTTAGGTCGAACAGTCGACCAGGGATTTGACGCATGTCTTTGTCAGGTGAGCACAGGATGTGCCCAGCTTCAGCCTCAATCGGATCAGTAGCGAAGACACCGAGTGCATCATCTGCTTCCAGGTCGTCCACCATGATCGTGGTGTAGTTATCACCGCACCAGTTCAGGAGGCGTTTGTAACCGCAGGGTTTCTTACGGTTTCGGTGACCCTTGTAATCGGGGTAAATTTTTTTCCTGAAATTTGTAGGGCTGCTGAAGAAGAGGATGACATCATCCATTCCTCCGAGACATTCGACAATGCTGTTTAGTTCAGTTTGGAACCGGTCCAGCACTTCAGAGAACTTACTAGTGACAACGATTACGTCGTTACCAAAGTCAGTCTCGTCTTCACAGGATGCACAGGTCTTGTATGCGAGGTAGTCAGCGTCGATGAGTAGACTCATTTACCTTGACCTCGACTTTTTTTTCGGCCGTGGTTCGGCAGCGAATGCTGACCATCACCTTGGCGTGTTTTCTTTGGTGGGCCTTGCTTGAATGCAGTGCGGCCTAGGTTGGTTTTAGATTTGGCAGGCATAGTTGTTAGTCCCAGAAGTTTTCAAGGCCGGGTGGGCAGTGAATCTTTGGCTTACAGCCAGCCCCTTTGCGGTGCCATCTGCAATACCATCCAGATAAGTCCAATCCAGTCTCAGGTATTACTAACAGTGGATATACTGGTGCTTCCACCTCGCTAGCCTTCTGAGATTGCCAGCCCTTCTTCAATCTGAATGATGCTAGCTTTACGTCAACTTGATATAGACTCCCTTTGTAGCCGAAGCAGAGATCTGTCTTGCCGACACAACTCGTGTTTTCAAAAACAGTTGCCCCCCTTGTCATCAATGCTAGAGATGCATAGAGTTCTGCCATGTCACCGGCTTTGTTCTTTTCTACGTTAATGAGTGTCAGCCCACGTACTTCCGGTACTAGCTTCAGCGGCGATTGGAATTCGGAGGTTGTAATACTCTCCAGCTTGAGCTGCTGCGAGTTCAAGATTAAACATTAGAGTGTCCGCATGTGCGGGGTTGCATTCAAACTGAAGTTCATCATGGACAAATGCCAACTGATGAGCTTCGATATTCAGTTGTTTGATCTGATCGTTAGCGATTACCATCCATCGCTTAGCAATGACACCTGCTCCCGATTGGAGAAGGTAGTTCAGCGCCTTATGGGGGCCATCAACAGCGATACGTCGTCCGTCAATTGAATTGACATAGCCAGTTGATTGAACCTTTTCCTTGACGGCATTAACAAGCTCTTCAAGACCTTCAATTGCATCGAGATACGCTTGGCGTATTTCTGCTCCCTTTTTCTTTGCCTTAGCGGTTGGAAGCTGAGGGTCATAAGAGAGTCCGATCTTTTCATTCCCAGCCCCGTAAAGAAAAGCATAGGTAACGGTCTTGACGAGCTTACGACTAATGCCAATCTTGTCGGAATTAACTTGGTGGATGTCGCCATTAAGCAGGATTTCGCCATAGCGGCCACCGTCATACCGACTAAGGTAATGCGCGAACATCCGCAACTCGATGCCGCTAAGATCGGCGCCAACCATGCATAGTCCTGGAGTTGCTTGGAATAATCGTCTGAATCGTGCATCCGAAGGGACTTGTCCGAGGTTTGGATTTCGATGAGCGCATCGATGGGTATTTGTTGCAACGGAACAGTGATGATGGACTCGACCATTTCGACAAAGCTTGAGCCAGGCATTGGTGCCTTCCGTCAACATGCCAAGCTGCTTTTTCAATTCCAAACACTGGAGAAATTCCAGCGCAATTGGAGTGCCGATGTCCGTCAGTACTACTTCATCTACAGTTGGTTTCCCTTTGTCAGTGAACTGACTTGGTTTCCATCCGTAGAATTCCTTCATCACCCAGGCGATGTGCTCTCGACTTGTGGGGTTAAGATCCTTGATGCGCGTAAAAGTGCATCCAGTGAAATATCCCGTGGTCTTGTTAGGGCGACGAGGAGTAAACTCGCTTCCCGCAACGAAAGGGTGCCGCTCTCGGAGAGCTGCTGACAACGATTCAAGTGAAGATCGTAGTTCCGATTCCAACTCATAAGCGGATCGCTCGTCGAAGTACCATCCATGGAGTTCTTGTTGCGTAAGGATCTCAGCAACCCGATGTTCTAGTAAGACCCATTCAGGTATTTGTGGAAATGTTTCCATAGTTTGTGGGTGACTTGAACGTCTTGAACCATGTAGTCCTCCATGTCCTGAGACCACTCCTTCCAATCGGTGTGTTTCGAGAATCCACCTTTGTACTCACCTAGCCGATAACCGTAGGCTTCCAAGGAATGCCGACCGTAGAGTTGCAGTGGCATGTGTTGCCACTCCCTACGTTTGTCTAGATTAAGAAGGTCAGGATGATAAAGGCGAGAAAGAAGAAGAGTGTCAAGAGGCCGCTTGGGACTGAACCATGCATAGAACTTTTGGATAACGGGGATGTCGTACCCGATCACGTTGTGGCCAATGATCGTGTCAGCCTCTTCCAGCATTGAGATGCCACGCGAAATAGGCGGTTGAGTGCCAACATCATTGAAGACATAAGTCTCACCGTTACCAAGGTCTTTGATAGCAACACAATGGATCTGACTTACGTTGTTGTAAAGGCCGTCTGTCTCGATGTCAAAGAGGAGGTTCATTTAAAGAGCTTCCTTCTGAGATCTTTGTAGACCAAGGCTTTTTTGATGAAGCCGTCCTCCTCTTCCTCTAAGATCTTCCGTAGATCATCAAGGAATTCTGTAGTAAGGTCTTCGTCGATGTACTCACACACAGCACCACGAAGGTTTCTCAGCTTGAACTCTTCAGTAGACATCGTTAGGTTTCCAAAGGGAGGACGTTCCGTAGAACTCACACAGCACCTCAAACAAGGCTTCAAGGGTGATGCAGAAACCGGTATCAGATACCTCACCACGGCTGTGCATGGCGACCAGCTCATCCGGTGTGCAGATGATGATGGGGTCGTCAGTCACTGATTGACTCCAGGGCGCGGCGGATGGTGTCGAGAGAGTTAAGGGTTTCGTGGCCGAACTCTGTTGTGTCCCAGAGCGTGTCCACCCTTTCCAGCTCAGCGAGCGCCTGCTCCTTCAAGCTCGGCGGCTTGAGGCGGCGGGCGGCGCGGAGTTCATCGACATCCTCTGGCTCCCATTGAGCGCAGCGCACCAGATACTCACAGCACGCCTCCAGCTCCTGGTCGGCGCCCCATTGGGCGGCGCAGGTGGCGATGTGCTGCCAGTGGTCTGCAACCGCTTGGTGGACGGGTTGTATCTGCGCCCACTCCTGCACTAGCTCCGGCGGTGGGGTGATGGAATCGGTCATTCAGCGAACTGATACTTAGGACTTTTGATCACCGCCTCCATCACCTGGAGGGTCTCTGCTCGGTATGGCTGCGCTCGTTGCACCATTTCTGGAGACGGCGGCTTGGGTCGATGCAGTCGGTGTTCGTAATTAGAAGTCCGGGTTTGGTTCGAATTCATCTTCAAGTGTGTGTTCAGTAAAGCGACAGGTACTAAGGTCGTAAGTAAGCTCACAGCAAGGCCCAACTTCACCGGAGTAGCGATTCTTGAGGACTCGTACAGTTGTGTTGGAGTCAGCTTGTTGGTCCCGTTCCAATGCAATAACGGCATCACTTAGCTGTCCGATAGACCTGCTGCCTCGAAGTTTATTTAACTTGATGCGACCTCCTTCTTCGTAAGGTTTCCCATTGTCATCACCACTGACATGGCAGACGAGAAATAGAGTGATTCCAGTTCTCTCAACCAAAGACCGAAGCCTTGTCATAGTGATATCAATAGTCCTCCTTTCGTCACCATCAAGGCCACTCAATAGAATGCTGAGATGATCGAGGAAGATCATCTTCACATCCAAGCCTTGGGCAAGGTATTCCACTCGGTTGTAGATGACCTCCGGCTCAAACGAACCGAAACCATCAAACAAATAGAGTGGCCATTTCTCCAAGGTGCGTGAGTACACCTGCTCTAGCTCAGCACGTGGATGCTCACCGATGTGATACGGCTTCCTTTCAGCTACGGACATAAGGCCGAGAGCCGTTCGTCTGTTGGATTCCTCAAGAGCTAGGTAGCCAACACGTTCTCCTTTTTCAAGAAGGTGGGTTGCAAGTTCTCTACAAAAGGAACTTTTCCCCATGCCAGATCCTGAGGTAATGGTCACCAGCTCGCCAGTCCTAATACCACGAAGTTTCTGTTGCATACCCTTATATGGGTATTCATGGAGACCCTCGTCATTCGGTTTTAGGATCTGGTCTAGGAGGTTCTTCGCTTCGACAATGCCATCTGGGCGGAATGGAATCGCATTCCAGATTGCTTCTCGAACCTTCTGTGCCTCGCCCGCCTGGAGTGCATCGGAAGCATCCTTCCAATCATTGAGGCGAGCGATCTTAACTTTGCCTGGTGGTAAGACGCTTGCCGCATCCTTCGCCGCTTGACGGCCAGCGTCGTCATTGTCGAAGAACAACACAACTTCTTCGTAGCCCTGTAGCCACTCAAGCTGCCTTTGTATCGCCCGTTTTGACGACTTGGCACCATCCGGTACTGATACCATCGGCCACCCCGGCATAGCCTCAAAACACGAAAGTGCATCGAGTTCTCCTTCGGTGATGACCACTCGCTTTCCAGAACTTGGGAAGAGATGCTGTCCAAAGAGTGTGTGTTCAGGATTACTACCCTCCCAACTGAATTGTTTGTCAGTGGTCTTAACCTTGGCACCGCAGCACGTCCCATCACTGCTGAAGTAGTGGAAGTAAAGCCTGTTTCCGTCTCGATGAACTCGATACTTCTTGCAGACCTCTTCACTTAGCTTCCGTTTTGGTAACGGTTCAGCAGTTCCCTTGACGGTGAAGGTCATGTGTCCCTTTCGTTTTTGTACAACATCACCAGTGCCAGATTCCCAATGGCCACAGCCAAAGCAGTAGCCATGACCGTCGTCGTAACGAGCCAGATTGTCCTTTGATCCACAGGAAGGACAAGGTTCATGAGCGGTGAACTCACTGGTTTCAGCGGGGCTCGTTTGATACATGGAATCGTTGGATCAATTCTTCGTACTCATCAAGGGCATCCTCGAAACCTTCGACGATGTCATTCGGAGACGAATGCTTATCAAGGGCCATGATCAGGTTGGCCGCAAGATCTTTAATTACTTTTAGGTCAACCATTCAATCGGGATGGAGTGGTAGGCACACCAAAGGAAGCCGTTTTTCTCGGCCCACTTGGCGTAGGTTGTCTTTGATCCTTTGTAGATCTTGTTGTAGGGGGATTGGAATACGAACCGAACGTCCACCTCAGGGTTGGCTTCCTTAACGGCCTTCATCTTGCGACGGTCTTCCTCGGTGAGTTGACCTTTGGTCTCTAAATAGACACCATTTGGCAGTAAGAAGTCCGGCGTGTAATTACACCGAAGAACGTATGGAACCTTGGTGGACTCGTATTCGTACTTAACCCCCAGGTTGGTGAGGAGATCAGCGACCTTCTCTTCCAACCCAGAGCGGAAAGCCATACTCAGAAATCCAGCTCGTCTTCCGTGATGGCAGACGGAGTGACGTTGGGATCCTCTGCCTTGAACCCTTTGGTGGTTCCAAACAGAGCTGCCACATCCTCAGCATCCATGTCACCGGTATCCACACCAGCACTGCTGGCAAGGCTGATGATCTGAATGCCCTTTAGTTTCAAGCTGGTGCCGTAGGTCACACCATCCTTGAGGATGTAAGGCTTTTGGTAGAATGCTAACTTCACAGTACTTCCGCTATAAACGGGAAGTGCTGTGTTTTTTACAATCGTACCTTCGCTGTCAACGATGGTTGGCATGTTGTCTTCATTCCAACCGAATTTGACCTTGTACTGACCCTCACCGACC